AGCACCTGCCTTTTAAGCAGGGTGTCCGGGGTTCGAATCCCCGACGAGGCACCAAGAAGAAAATCGCGCAACCGTGCGGGTTGCGCGATTTTCTTAGTTTTACGCGGGTTTCCGGCATTTTGAAATTCCGCCACGGCGCTAAATATGTCCGTGTTTTGGGACGCTTTGAGGGTCGGAAAAGACGCAAAGTGTCAACAAAATGGCAACGGAGCTAAGGTCATCATCCGCGATCCGGGCGGGTATACAGGCCCACCGCTTCCGCCAGCAGCAGGCGGACATAGTCCGCGCACTGGCGGTCGCCGGCTTCCCAGTTCTCCACCGTCCGGCGGGGGATGCAGTATCGGACGGCAAAGGCGGCCTGAGACAGGCCGGTATGGGCACGGATGTCGCGGATGGTCAAGTGGGCGGTGTCCCACAGCTGACCCAGCATCTCGATGCGGGCCGCCGGGACGTCCGCCTCCGGGGCGTCGCCCCAAGCGGAGGACAGCGCCCAGTCGGAGACGTAGACGTCGCGGTCAGCTATCTCTATGGCCGACCCAAATAGCTCGTAAAACAGCTTGTCGGGGAGGGCCACTGAGGTGTGGGGAGAAGTCTCCGCCCTACCCTCGATTGGGTCGATGATCTCTTGCTTAATTTTTTTCATAGGGGCGTGTTCCTTTCTATCATTTTTGACCGTGGCGACGCTTTTCGTCAGCGCGCCGCTGGGCGGCTTTTCGGTGGGCTGCGGCGCACGCCGGAGAACAAGTGACGGTGGGAGTGCCGGGGGTCATCTCCTTGCCGCAGACGGCACAAATTTTGATGCCGCTGCGGGGCCTTTCCCGGCGCTTGGCGTAGTAGTCGTTTTCCCTGTTCCAGCGGACGGTTTGTTCTCGATCAATCTCTCTAACCGCCTCCGGGGCGCAGTCGGGACAATACTTTTGTAGGCCGGAGCAGATGACATACTCGCCGCCGCAGATCAGGCAGGTGTCGGTGTCCCCCAGGTGCCGGGAGTAACCGACAAGCCGATACTTTTTTTCACGGGTCTTCTGCCGCTCGGCACGGCATGATGGACAGTACCATGCACGGGGGCCGCCGGGGAAAGCGGCGCCGCAGGTGCGGCAGGTTCGGGGGCGCAGAGTGGTAGATCGGGATGCGGCGAGACAGGCGTCGCACTTTGCCTGTTCGGTGCGGTCGGTGTAGAACACTTTGCCGCAGGCAACGCATTTTTTAGTACGCATGGCAATAGATCAAATCCAGGTCGTCGTAGCAGTAGTACACGCCGTCGATGATGACATTTTCCTCCGGCGACCAGCGCTTATCGCTGGCATCGTTGATGATCTCTCCTCCGGCGCACTCGATGGCCTCATCCAGTGACATACTGTGGTTGGATACAATCTCGCAGATCGTGGCGCCAGTAGTGGTGTCGATAAGTTTCTTTTTGAGGTCATTGTAGTCGTAGCGAATATTCATGTTCATGTCTTCCCCTCCTTTTAGTCCTCTTCGCACTCGATTATGCCTTCGACCTCTGCGGAGCAGACGTCGAAATTGTTATCCTCAATCGTGCCGTAAAAATCGCAATTTGGGAACTCGCTGTCGGAGCTCCACCACATCTCTAGGCTACGCTCAGGCGCTTCCGGGTCTATTACCTGGGCGCAGTATTCTCGCGGGACGCACAGCCGATCATCGTCCATGTAGCCCACGGAGACGTGGTCATTTCCGGCGTTTTCTGCCAGCACATAGGTTTTGCCCTGATAGGCAACGGATTTGCCCTTAGATCCAGGAACAACGATAGTAACAGCCATAATCTGCCCCTCCTTTCACCGCGCCTCGTAGCCTGCGAGTTCAAATTCGTCCTCAGCGATCTCCTTGTAGACGGGGTAGATTTGGATGTTGTCCGCGTCAAAATACTCGCCGTTCCAGTAGGTCTGTCCGTTTTCCCGAAACCACTCGCCAAGAGTTTTGAGGTTCTCCTGGGTCGGGTTGGCCTCGTAGGCTTTTTGAGGTCACTGTAATCGTAATAAGTGTTCGTGTTCATGTTTTCTCTTCCTTCGGTCGTTGTAGAGTTCGTCAAAAGTCTTCTCCGCCGCGGTAAATCGCAACACAGATCGGATCGGCGGTGGGGTTGCCGTCGTCGTCAAATTCGCCCGCGATTTCGGCGATCTGCTCATACCCAGCGGCCTTGGCCATCCTGACGGCTTCATCAAAGTCAAAACTGCCGTAGCTCCAATCGGCGTCTTCCGCATTTACCTGAACTGCAAAGAAGTTTCGGTTGTTGTTAGTCATATCTGTTTTCCTCCCTGCCGCTGTAGCGGCGATCCATATCTAACTTACAAGTTGATTGTACCACTCATCGGGTGGTATGTCAAGAGATTTTTTCAAAAAAATAAAACGGAAACGCACTCTTTCGAGTGCGTTTCGTTCGTTCATTTCGATTACTCTCTCAGTAGCTTCCGCCACGTGTTTTCGCCCACGATGCCGTCTGCCGCCAGGCCGTTGGCGACCTGAAAAGCCACGACCCGCCGATACGTCGCCGCGCCAAAGTCGCCGTCCGCACCGTATGTGCCCAGATCGTAGCCTCGGCCCAGCAGCAGCTCCTGGAGCACGCGCACCTTGTCGCCCTTATCGCCCTTGCTGAGCAGGGGAAAAATCGCCGTAAAGCCGCCTGCGGCGCTCTCTGCGGGCTTGTCCACTATGCCGCCCTCCACTATCGCCGCGAACGGGAAATGCGTCCCAGGGCAGCCCGTGGCGTTCACGTCGCTGTGCTTCTGCACCTTAGTGATACCGTACTTGTCCTTCAGGTACGCCACCAGTTCCGCACCGGCGGTGCGCTGCACTTCGTTCATCTGCTCCCGGTCGAAGTTGCCCTCGAAGCAGATGCCGATGCTGTCGTAGTTGTTATTCCCTGCGTGCGCGCCCACCGTGTCCTCCGGGCGTCCTCGATAGACGCTGCCGTCCTTCCGCACAAGGAAGTGGTAGCCGATGCCCACCCAGCCGTTGGCGAGATGCCAGCTGTGGATCTGCTGGGCACTGCACTTGCTGGCCGCCGCGTGGTGCAGGATGATGCGGGAAGTAGAGCGGCGCTTGCTCAGCGCGCCGTTCCATTTGTATGCAACCTCGTTAATTTTCATCGTCCGCCATGCCCTCCGTCTCCACCGGCACGGTCTCCGCCTGCTTTTCCGTCACGGTTTTCAGCTTTTTGATCAATTTAAGCAGGAACTCCGGCACAGGTGCGCCGATGGCTGCCACGTTCTCCAGGATGGAGATCAGCTCATTAATGATCAACCACACAATGACAATAGCCGCGATGAGAAACTCGACGCTGATATGCACGCCCACCTGATCCAGGCCGTAGCGCAGCAGGTAGTCCGCGCCCATCGCCACCGCCACGATGACCAGGTAGCCCACTTTTTTCAGGATGCCCCTGATGCCCGTGCGGCTGCACAGCGTTCCGGCGGTCCACGCCTTGACCATGCCCGTGCCGTAGTCCGCCAGCATGGCGATCACCAGCACGATCAGCGGCACGATCAGCTGTACCAGGTAGCTGGATGCCACGCCCAGCGCGGCGGCCAGCACGGCGATGATGGGATTGATGGTGTCTTTCATAGTTGTTCGTCCTTTCCGGGCCTATGCCCTTTCCGTTTTTAGTTTCCACTTCGCAGCAGTGCCGCAACACAGAAGCCGATGCACGCACCGAGGCTGATATAGATAATGGCCATGTATCACCCCTCCACGCTGTCATAGTTCTCGCCCGTGATCTGCTCGTACTCCGCAGCGGTGATGCCACGACCCGGCTTCGCCTCGTTCAGAGCCACCCAGCCCCGCAGCGTCTCCCGCGTGATGTAGCCCAGCCGCCACCGCTCCAGCAGCGCCTCAAACCTGTCGCTCATAATGCACCTCCTCTTATTGCAGCATGGCGATGGCAAGCTCGATGCCGCTCAGCGTCTGCTGTACGCTTTGGATGGCAGGGGCACGCATCATGTCGTACTCCTCCCGCGTGTACTCCCTCTGCTCGTACACCCATTCGGTCACGGTTGCGTCCGTGTTGCCGATGCCCACGCTCCGCGTCTCCTGTCGGATGTTTCGCCGCTCGTAGACCGTGGATTTGCTGGATGTGGCGTCCAGCGCCTCCGGGGTGGTGGTACGGCTATCATACACAGTTTTCCAGTCTGTCATTTTCGCTCTTTCCTTTCTGTTTTTCTACTATGCGGCGGCAATGCGCCGCCCTTACGCGGGGGATAGCTTTCCGCGCCCCCCCTCAAGAGGGACGTTTATAAGAAAGCGACGCGCCGCAGTCCCACCACGCAGACCCAGCCGTGCTGCTGACGGTTACGTCGCGGCCACACCTCCAGCCGGCCTCGCAAGACCCGCTGACGATAGGCACAGAGAGGACGCCCACGTTGATGTGGTGGTAGTCGCAGTAGTATGTGGCGTCGCTGCCTTCCAGTGCCGTGGGCAAGAGACCTTGAGGCGTGTTTCGCGCCGCAGAAAACCAGCCGCTAAAGGTCGCGTCCGCGCCCGGCTGCGGCACAGTCTCTCCTACAGCGTCATAGCCCGCGCCGGTCAGGTTGTAGCCGCTGCCCTCCGGGGTCATCTTCATCTTCCACACGCCATGATCCTGCAAGCACCCGACAATACGCTCCCAGCGGTCGCCCCAGCAGACCTCCGTATGGAACACCTTCACTGCGTTGGTGGTTTCGGCGTAGCCATAGAACCGGCCCTTGTCACTGAGCGTGCCGGTGGCCAGCAGGTCAGCGGCGGACGCGCCGCCGGTGGTGTGGCCCTGGCCGAACGTGGCCTGAAGGTTGGTGCTCTTTCCGATTAGGTAGCACATATCCATCAGCAGCTGCCAGTCTCCCCACTGGAGGATGTCGTAGCCGCCGCCGTTGGCCTGCGCCGCCGTCCGCTCCGCAGTTGTGTTAGTGTTGTTGTCCTGCGCCTGGTCCTTTAGACTGCGTAGCTTACCGTCTACCAAACTGCCCCGGAACGCAGGGTAAAAGAGATAGGGCATGATGCGGCCTTGCGCGTCCGTATGGGCGTAGGCAAAATAGCCGTCGTCATAGCGCTCCTCGCAAAACACTGTGTAGGAGTAGTCACCTTCTTGATAGCGCTTGACCCAAATCAGGGGAATGGCGGAGAAGCAGTTCCCGCCATAATCCGTGTTGGACACGTCGCTGGCGCTGCCGTCGGTGTACTTCTGCGTGTAATCGTCGTCTTTTAGCCAGTAGTCCACCGTGCCGTCCAACTTGAGCATGCAGGGGTGGTTGTCGCGGACGAACCAAATGTCCGCCCAACTGCCGTAGTTAAAAACGCCGGTGCTGAAATTCATGCTTGCCGGGGTCATGCCCTCCGCGTCGTATAGATACTCCACGCGGGTGTTGGGGTTGGGTTCAGAGTTTTTGATGCGGAAACCGTACCGCTTGGGACGCTGCCCGCGCAGGGTGGACAGGATCAGCTGGGATGTGCTTTCTTTCGCCACGTCGTCGTCGCCCCCTAATGCGTCAATGTTGTCCCGTGCCTGCTGCTTCTGCGCGTCGGTCAGGGTTTGGGGGATGCCGTAGCTGACAAATTCGCCGCCGATAGTATTCTGCGCCTGGTCTTTGTAATACTTGGCGTTATTGTGGTAGGCGGGGTCTGTGGAGGGGACGTCCGCCCCGTTACGCTGACCGACAGCCCATGCTTCCGCGTCCTCGGCGGAATCCTCCGCCGCGCCCTTGGCGGTTTCTGCAGCAGTCTTAGCTGTCTGAGCGTCTGTCTTTGCGTTTACAGCAACAACCTTTGCCTCGTTGGCCTCCGTCGCGTAAACTTCGGCAGCAGTTTTGGCAGCAATCGCGCCCGTTTTAGCTTCTTCAGCTTTGGCTGCTGCGCTTACCGCTTTTGCGATGTCATCAGCAACGATGTTAAAATAGTCACTGCTGATGATCTGCGCATCCGGGTAGGCGCTGGGCGTGACCTCCACCGCAAAGCGGAACGTGGCCAGCCGATCTGCCGCCTTGCCTAAGCCCGTGCCGTAGATGTCGATCTCTGCCTGCACCACGCCCGCCACAGCCAGCATCTGCGTGGCCACCGGCGCGGTGACGGTGTTGCCAGAGGCGGTCACAGCCGTCCCGGCCTCTGTTGCGTCGTATAGACCACCCGTGCCGTCCGGCTTGCGGAAGCGCACCATGACGGCGGCGCTGGCCGGGACGTTATAGGGTGTAGCTCCGTCCCACAGCGTGGCTACGATGGTTCGAGAGTTGGCGTCGCCCTGCGGCATGGACAACCGGGGCGGAATGCCGTCCACGGAAAGGTTAAGCCTTACTTCCTGGTTGACGTTCATGGTCACCACTCCCCTTACTTCGCCTGGTCGCGGCCCAGCACCAAAGTCATGGTGTAGAGCCGCTCGGATGCTGCGTAGTTGACGTTGGCGTCCCGGATTACGTTGTAGTCGCCCTGCACCGGCACGGCGAAGCTGCCGTCGCCCTCGCCGTCTACGACCTCAACGGTTACGAACGCGGGTGCGTCCACCAGTTGTTTGACGGCTGGGACGGATGCCACCTCGCCCAGTCGGCCCGTCCACACGGCGTTCAGCACACCGCGCCCCAGGCTCTCGCCGAAGTGGGTGATCTCCACCGCCCGCTGCGTTTCCGTTCCTTTGTCAAAGATGATCTTCATGGTCGTCCTCCTTATCGGTTATTGTAATAGATGATCGCGCTATTTAGCGCGTTCTTTAACGATCCGACGCCGTTGTAATAGCTGGCCAGGATGCTATCTCCGACACTGCGCTCTCCGGGCGTCGCACCATGCCCCGGCTGAGACGCGATGGCCGCCCGGACGGCGTTGAACCCCGCCGCCGTGATCCCGCTGCCAGCCGCGACCGGCGAATAGACAAACGATCCGCCGTTGCCCTCCGCCAGCTCCGCCAGCGTGGCCATAAGCCTGTTCCATCGAGATGCCGTCAAGTTGGACAGCGGCAGGCCCGCGGCGATGATGCTGCTGTCAGTGTTGCCGCTCCCGCCATCCCAGTAAAACTGGTCTATGCCTCGCTTCCATTGCGCCGTGAAACGGTTGATGGTGGGATCGTCTGCATTCGTAGATGTGGCGCTTACCGGCGCGTTGCCGGTGTAGACTACGCCCGTAGCATCGCTCCTCCAGCCCGTGAAGATGTAGCCCTGTCGGCTGGGTGTCTCCAGCAGCGTCACGTTAAACAACGCAGTGGTAGAGTTGGTCACAGTAACGGAGTCGTCCTGTGCCGGGTAGTAGGTGTACGCGCTGCCGTTGGCAAAAATGCCGCCGTTGCCGTCTGCCCGGACGTTGTAAAAGGTATAGGTGTCAGGCGTGGGCGGAGCGGAGCTCTCCGCCGAAATGTAGATCGTGCGGTTCGCGCCGGTATAGGCCACCTTCCAGCTATAGTTAATAGTCACCACGCCGTTGGTCGCCGTGCCGATCTGATTGCGGTCAGAGCCGTCGCTATGGCTGTCCCAGTAAAACGTGCCGCTCCAGCCGGACGAGACTACCGCAAAGTTAAAGCCCAAGTCATAGGAATACTTGAAGCTATGCGTACTGGGGTCGGTGCGCTTGACGGTGTAGCCGTTGCCAAAAGTCACCTCCGACACATAGGTCGTTTGGAATACGACGGTAAGTGTCGCTGACATGGTCTCACCTCCCCGTTACCCGAACACGGCGTTGCCGCCGGAGAGGATTGTATCCCAGGAAACAACGCTACCGCCGTTCTTAGATACGCCAGCGCCTCCGATGTCTACTAAGTTACCGACACCGCCAACCCTTATAGTCGTGCCGCAGGAGATGTGGTTGGTAGTCAGCTCCGACACGCTCAGCTCGCTCAGCGGGTGCGTAGCATCACTCAGGCGGGCAGCGGGCATATATCCTATCAGTTTAGTGCACTCCAGGTTCTCGATCTGTGCGTTAGTGACCGTCAGGTTGTAGATGTTTGCGCCGTTCACCTGTAGGTTGGTGGCGTCGATCTGCGATGCTGTCAACTGCCCGGTGATGTTCGCTGCCTTGACCAGCAGGTTGTCTGCGTTGATCTGACTGGCCTGGAGCTGGCCGTCCACGTTGGCGGCGTTTACGTGCAAGCTGGAGGCATCGATTTGGCTGGCCTGCAGCTGCCCGGTGACGTTGGCCGCCTTGACCTGAAGGTCATCAGCGTTTATCTGCGCCGCCGTCAGCTTTCCGACGATGTTCGCCGCGTAGACGTCCAGCCCCTCCGCCGTCACAAACTTTCCTACGATCGAGCCGTCCTGCGTGATGGCCGTCTCGTAAGGGCCGTTGACGCCGTTGCTGGAGAAGCCCAGGCCGCCCAAATTCCAACGCCACACGTTTTTGGCGTCCGCTGTTTCCGGCGCGTCCATGATAAGCAGCTCCGTAGCTTGTCCCGCATCGTTGCGCTTAAAGATCACGTAACCGCCGTTCGTGCCGGTGATCCAGCCGGTGGCGTTCAAAATCGCTTTCTGCAGCGCCTCCGTGGTGGGCAGGGAGCTGATGTCCTGGGCCTGTCCGGCAATGGTGTCCGCCACGCTGGGGCGGACGCTGCCCACCTCCACGCTGCTGTAGCGATTCCGCAGCACGTCAAACGTGGTTTTCACTACCTTCGCCGTGGCGGTGACGCCCATGGCCGCGAACACCACAGACACGGTGTCGCACAGTCCCACCTTCTCGCCGTCCAGCTGGGCGAAAGACAGCGTGATGGACACTCGCGGCACGCCCACATTATTGTCGGCGATGTAGTACTCCGCCGCCGTCCGCAGCTGGTCGGCGGTAGGCGCGTCCTCAAAGGCAGACGATAAATCGACTGTCAGAATGCGAGTGAAGTCGAACGTGCCCGAAACGGGCACAGTCTTCTCCGGCAGCTCCACGGTGGTCTCATCGCTAGTCCAGTATGGGTAGACTGCCGTATAGACCGCGGCACAGTTGGCGTCCTGCTCCAGGGACGTAAGATCCTTGCCGTAGCGGATAACTACGCCCCGGTCTGCGCCCCGGCGCGTCCACAGCCGCACCGTGAAGCGGTCAAACTCGTATTCGCCGCCGTAGATGTCCAGGATACTGCCCTTCACACCGCCCAGCAAAGAGCGGACGGACAGCGGGACGGAGCTGGACACGGCAGTCGCGCCGGGCCGGTCTGTCCAGTAACTGAAGCCATTGTCCGCCGGAATAGCGCCGGAGGCGATGGCGGCAAACACCGCCTGCGCCCCCTGTGCCGAGAACGGCGGCATGACCACGCCGGACAAATCGTAGCTGATGTGCTCGGCGTAGACCGTCACCAGCCCGCCCATGGGGCGCGTGATACGGTAGACGCGGAACGGCTGCGGGTCAGCCTCCGGGCGCGGTCGCGCCAGGATCAGACAGCGCTCCGCAATATCGGCGTAGTGGAGGCCGCTCACCGGGTACTGCATGGTCAGCTCATAGCCGCCGTTGTGCTCCTCTGTTACCTGGCAGGACGCTGCATCGGACAGCACGCCTAGGCCGTTGCTGTCAAACGCCCGTTCTTCGGGCGGATACAAGATCGGCCTCATAGCGTCCACCACCTAGGGATGACGCTCACGCCGGTGATGCTGCCCGTCCAGCTCACCGCCGTCTCCCCCGCTTCCAGCGCCGGGAACTCCGGCGCGGAGATGGCAGCATTTCGGTTGACACCGCCCGCGCCGTAGGCGTTCTGCGCCTCGCAGTCCAGGATCACATAGCCGTCCGGCAGACTCTTAATGGTGACAGTCCGGCCACCCACCGTCAGCGTACCTGCGCCCGTGCCGGTGACGGTGATCAGCGGCAGCGCCGTGAACGCCGTGGGGTTCAGCAACGTCTCTCCCTGCGACAGCTCCACCGTCTGATCGCCGGCGCGCAGAAATCGCTGCGGCTGGCAGTTAAACTCAATGGTCGCCCGTCCGAACTTGTGCAGTACGCTCTCCACGTCCAGCGGCCCGGCGAAATACGCCCGCCGGTACGTCTCTACGTCATAGTCGTCCTCCAGCTTCTGATAGCCCTTTGGGCCGCAGAGCCAGCTGGCCACCTCCCGCATAGCGCGAGGCAAACGGATGCGCTCCGCGCTGACGTAGACCTCGTATTGCTGGACGTAGTTCTCGTATGCGTCCTGGGGAAAGATCAGATCGCCGTTGCGTCCGGGGACGGACTGCACGTCCATCTTCCGGGCGGCCAGCGTCACGGAGGGGTAGCGCTCCACGATGACGTGGACGTCATCGGAAGATCTTCCGGCCCAAAAAATCACGCAAACACCGCCTCCTTCCGCTCCACCGCGCTTTGCAATCGGTACATCACCACATCGGCCAGGGCGTTCACATCCTGGCCCTCCGCGCCGTAGACGTTGATAACCACGCCGCCCATGTTGGTGGTCGTGCCGCCGCTGGGCAGCGGCAGCGTGGCCAGGGCGGACAGCTCCTCGCCCATGTCGCGCATGGCCCTGGGCATGGCCTGCTCCACGCCCAGCGTGATGCCGGGCGGGATAAATTTGCCGATTTCATCGGCAAAAACCTTCGAGGGAGAATGGATGCCGAGAAAGCCCTTGATCCAGCCGAGGATGTTGCTCACCCAGCCGGAGAGCTTGTCGTAGAGCCACTGTCCGGCGTTCTTGATGCCGTTCCACAGCCCTTCCACCAGCTGCTGGCCGACCATGCCGATAGCAGCCAGCCCCTTCAGCAACCCCTTGACGATGGCACTGATGATCTCCGGCAGGCGTCCGATCAGACGGGGTATCGCCTCGATCAATCCCTGCGCCAGGCCGGCGATCAGCTGACCAGCCGCAATAATCAACAGGTCAATGTGGTCGATAAGTCCCTCCGTAATGGTGATGATGGCATCCACCACGGCGGGGATCAGCGTCGGGAGGTTTTCCCCGATGCCGGACGCCAGCGCGGCGATGATCTCGACACCGGCAGAGATGATCTGCGGCAGCAGGATTGTCAGCTGCTCCACCAGCATAGGTATCACGGCGGAGATAGCTTCCACAGCCGCCGGCAGTGCCTGCACGATGCCGGACACCAGCCCGCCGATGCCCTGCATCAGCGAGGGCAGCAGTGCTTCCATAGCCGGGCCGACATAGGGTGCGAGTCCGTTGACCAACTGGGTCAAGCCCTCGGCAAAACGCGGCAGCATGATCTGCAGGCGGGGGATAAGATTATCCGCGAATGCGCCTACGCTATCCACTACATTCTGCACCAAGTCTCCCAGGTCGAGGTTTTCGTTGCTCATGCCGGTAAGAAGGTTGCTCCACGCCGACTTCATGGAGTTTGCACTGCCCTCAATGGTCGTCGCCGCCTCCTTGGCGGTCGTGCCGGTAATGCCCATCTCCGTCTGAACCACGTGGATCGCGTCCACAATGTCGGCGTAGCTGGAAATGTCATATTTGATGCCGGAGATCTTTTCTGCATCGGTCAGCAGGCGCTGCATCTCCTCCTTCGTGCCGCCATAGCCCAGCTTCAGGTTGTCCAGCATGGTGTAGTTCGCCTTGGCAAAGCCCTGGTAAGCGTTCTGCACGCTCTGCGCGTCCGAACCCATCTTGTTGACATTGTCGGACATGTCAGTAATCGCCTGATCTGCCTTTTCTGCCGCCGCTTTCGTGTCACCGCCTAAAGATTGCAGCAGAGACGCAGAAAAGCTGGTCACGGTCGCCATATATTCGTTCGCACTCATGCCCGCCGTCTTATAGGCGTTGTTCGCGTACTGCTGCACCTGCGCGGAATTATCCTTAAACAGAGTGTCCACGCCACCGATGAGCTGCTCCTGCTCGGCGAAGCCCTGGATGGACTGCTTCCCCAGGTCTACCAGCGCCGCGCCGACCTCCTTAATGGCGGAGGCCATAGCCTTGACGCCGGAGATGATCACATCGGACGCTAGGTTAGCCTTCAGCACGTCCCCGAAGGACAGCGCATTCTTCGCGCTGCTGTCCATTTCGCTGTCCATGTCCTGCAGCTCCGACGCGGTGTCCCGCAGCTCGTTCTGCATCTTGTTCAGCGTGGCCGTGGCCTCATTTAGGGCCTGCTGCCACTTCTGCGTCTTCGTGTCGCTCTCGCCGTACTTGGCGGCGGCCTTGCCGGTCTGCTCCGCCAGCAGCTTGATCATATTCCGCTGTGCTTTGATCTGCTCCGTCAGCACAGCCGCCGTCTTAGTATTTTTTTCCTCCGCCGACGTGGTGGCCGTGAACTGCGACGCCACCAGTTTCATCTGACTCTCCAGTGTCTTGGACTGCTGGATGATCTGCTTGATCTGCCGCCGATACTCCGCTTCGCCGTCCACACCGATCTTCGGCCCGATATTCACCGCCATAGTCTCACCTCACCTTCATGGCTTCGTCAAACGTCCAGTGTTTCGCTTTTTTGCGGGGCTTTGCCCCGTGGTAAATAGCGAGGCAGGCGATCATGTCCAGCATTTCACCGTATCGTGTGCACATGATCTCCTGCCTCCTCATATTCAGCTTCCGCCCGTAAAACAGGAGCCAGGCAAGGTTCAGCTGGACGCCTGATCCTTGCCGCCCTCTTTTTTTTCGGGCTCTACCTCTACCGTGGGCTTGCTGTCCTCCTTCCAGGCGCCCAGCGCCGCCTGCTGTAGCTGGGCAAACTCGTCCATCCGCAGCGTCATGACCTCGTCCACCGAGAGAGGTCTAGGCTTGTAGCCGGTCACTTCGTAGGCTTGCGCCTGCTCGTAGCCCTCACTCAGAGCGGCAATGATCGCCGCCGAGTCCCGCGCCACCTTGCCGTACTGACCGGCCAGCACTTCGCCCAGGCGGCTGATGTCGCCGTCCGGGCACAGGTCGGAGATCTTCGCGGACGCGCCCACCGTGAAGCGGAAGCCTACTTCTCTACCGTGTACCTGCATGGCGGCCTCCTTACACAGCGCCGCCCAGGAGCGCCTTCAGCACCGCCTCGGCCTCCGCCTCGGTGGACTGGTCGGCGGCCACCAGCTTCCAGTCGTGGTTGCTGGTGTCATCCCGCATCAGGTTGGCGGTCAGCTCCTGCGTCTGCCAGTCGATGGACTCCTCCTGCGTGGCGGCGTCCAGCCCGGCCTGCTGGAAACGGGCTTTGGTCAGCACCACCGGCGCGTAGGTGACGACCCCGGCGCTCTGATAGCGGACGACGAAGCCGATACCGACATAGGGCACGTCCATGCCGTCGCCGTAGTGGGACACGGCCACCTGATTGCCGCCGACCTCCACGTTGGCCGCCTCCGGCAGACCGTAGATGAACTTCTCCGCTGCTGCCAGCAGACCGTCCACCGTCAGGGTGGCCGTGCCGTCCGAGAACGTGGCGGCAGCCACCTCGGCGGCGATGTTGTCGGCGTAGAACGTATTGTCGTCCGTAGTGTTCAGCGACAGGGACACACTCACGCCCCGCGCCAGCAGCATCGCGCCGCTGTAACTCACCACGCCGCCGGTGTTGTTATATTTGGCCACATAAGGCTTGCTGAAGCCCGTACAGACCTTTCCCGCTGCGCTCATAGCAGCACCTCCTATTTCATGATTTTTTCGATTTCGCGGTTGCACGCCGCGTCCATCGCCGCTTCAGCAGCCTTCTTGCTGGCGCTCACCGCCTTGTCTACAAACCGCGTCTTTTTGCGGAAGGTCGTGCCGCTGTTGACGGCACGGGCGATCAGGGCGTTAGGCTGGCCCTGAGGATACTTGTCCGTCCGGGTAGCGTTGTACCCATCAAATCCCAACTTGACGTTGATGAAGCCGTTATCGTCCTGCATTGGGCTAATGCCGAATCCGTCCAGAAGCCCACGCTTCTGCGCCGCAGTCACCGTGTCGATAAGACCGCCGGCCTCAGCCTTTCCCGAACCGACAGGAAGAGACTCTATGGATTTTCGCACAGCGTCTGCCACCACAGCCGCTCCGGCGTATGTAGTTTTGGCAATTATTGCATCTTTCGTAACAAGGCGAAAGGTGTCCAGTTTATTGATGTACTCTTCGATTCCCCGAAATTCGAATCGCGCCATCAGGCAAACACCTCCCAGTCCCACTCGTAGTGCCAAAAGCCGGTCTCCTCCTCGAACTGGCAGCTGTTCAGACTCCACACGATCTCCGCCGCGTCCAGGGCCGCTTCCAGCTCGTCCCGCCAGGGGTCAAATTCCTGCTTCGTAAACAGATCCGTAGAGCCGGTGACAGCCTTCTCCGCGTGAACGCCGCCCGCCTCAAAGTCGTTCGCGCCGTCCTCCTGCCACACCAGGTAGCGGTCGGACTGCAGCCGCCCTCCGTGGCTTACGGCATCTGTCACGGCAAGATGCGCCGCGATGATCCGCTGCGCCCACAGCGGCGTTGCGTTTGTGCCCGACTCGGACACCGCTCGTCTCTTACTCATGAGACACCTCATACTTCTGCTCGATCTTAGCCAGCGTCAGATCCATGGACGCCGGGTAGACGTCCTCCGCCCGCTGCACCAGGTCGATGCCGTACTGCACGCCGTCCTCCGTCACCGCCACGCACTGGGGGTTCACGGCGGGACGGAGCTGCGTGCGGATCACCCGCTCCACCTGTACCTGCGCCTGCTTGCTGGAATAATACCGCTGCAAGCCCACGCGCCGCTCCTGGTAGAACAGCGTCTCCACCAGTGTCAGCGCGGGCCGTGGCTGGTAGCCCGGCTGGGCCGCGTCGGTCACGGCGTAGATCCGCACCACACCGTCCCGGTAGGACTGGGTGATCTGCCGGTCGTCCGGCCTAAACGGTATCTGCCGCATACTCTGCCACCCGCCTCTCATGCTGCATAGCCAGCAGCCGGTTCAGGTAGTTTGCCTCAAACACGTCCAGCGCGTCGCTCAGACCGTATCGGACATATTCCTTCAGCAGCGTCAGCGGCTCTCCGGGAGTGTCGTAGTCTCCCGCCGCGCCCAGCTTGCCGTCAATATAGGCCTCCCCGGAGGCGATGAGGTCGGACACCTTGGCGTCCGTAGCCTCATCGCTCCAGGTAATGCTGCACCACAGCTTGACGGCGCTCAAGAGCGCGGCACTCACCGCGCCCGCCATCGTCAGGACTTGGTGACAGTGACGGTGTAGGTCTTGGTGGCCTCGCCATCGGGGGCAGTCACCACCACCTTCACGGTGTTGCTGCCGGTCTGCCAGGTAGCGGCAGTGCCGTTGTCGATCTCCACATCGTTCACCGTCACCTTCAGGGCCGCTGCCGCGTCAGAGGGGACGGCGGTGATGGTGTTGGTGGCGTTGGTGGTGGTCGCGGCGTAGCTGACGGTATCCTTGGCAAAGGCGGGCGTCAGCGCCAAAGAGCCGATGGACAGCGCGCTCAGCGTGGCGTCATTGGACGGGGTGGGTGCGGTCACCTGCGTCACCTTGTAGGTGGCGGGCTGGATGCCGGAAATGTCCAGCACCTGGAAGGCGTTGTTGTCCAGCGGCATACCGTTGGCGTAGGCCTTGATCAGGTAGACGCGCTCGTCCTCCAGGAAGCGGTAGTGGTCGCTGTACTCAATGCGGCCCTCCGGGGACGTGCCTGCCATCGCCAGGTAGCGATAAGCGATGCCCATGATGGCCTTGCCGCGAGGCAGCGCTGCCGTCTGAATGACGTCCATGGGGTAGGGCATCACGTCGTTGCGATACGTACCGTCGGGAGACATCAGCGTGGTGGCAGGCATGACCTTCTGCAGGTAATCCTGGGGATTAACCAAGAAGATCACGTCCCGAACGCGGCGAGGTTTGCCGTTGGGATCAGCCGCCATAATCGACAGCAGATTACCCACGGTGGCCGGGGACAGGTCAGTGACCTTGATAGCCGCCTTCTCCGGGTACGCGCCGCCGGTCACGACCACGTTGTCGCCTACCTGGCGGTTCATGCCAATGGGCTTCTTGTTGCCGTCGCCGGTGACGATACCGGCCTCCAGGCCGTTACTCAGGGCCTCGTACAGGGTCTGCCGCACGAAGTTATCCAGCCACTCAGGGCCAAGCTCCAGCATAGCCTTGCACACCGGCAGGAACGCGGACAGCTTCAGCAGCGTGGCGGGAATCTTCTTGATGCCCGCGGTCAGCTCCTTGACGATGTCATCGCAAAGGTCGCCCCAAGCGGCCTCCTCGTAGCCGTTGGTGTTGACCATGATCTCCACCGCGCCGCCGGTAGCCCGGAAGTTGATGCGGCTCAGCAGAGGATGCGCCGTCTGAAGTTCCTCAAACACAGAGTCAATCACCGTCTTAGGCAGCGCCAAATCCAGGCCGGTCACAGCCTGCTGAGGGTTGGTGGACTTCATGGCCTCGCCCAGCCGCTGATAATAGGTGCGCTCCTCAGCCGTCAGCTGATGCACGCCGCGCTGAACCAGGATGCGGCCATCCAGCTCCTGCTGCAGGGACTGGATGCGCTGCTCATACTCCTCGCGCAGATCCAGGCCGATGCGCTGGTTCATCTCGTCCCAGGCGGCCAGGAAAGCCTGGGTGTCGCCGGAAGCTGCGGACTGCTGGAGCATCTGCCGCAGTTCCTCGCGGCTGCGAATGTCGTTGTTGTTCATCATCGTTCTCCTTTCGCGCCTCAGACAAACAGGCTGAGGACTTTGTTTTTCTCAGGGCTTCCGCCGCCCTGCGGGTCTACGTTAGGGGTCGCGCCCGGTGCAGGAGCTGCGGCCATGTCGCGCAGCTGCGCGGCCAGGGTCTTCTGATACTGGAGACGCTGCTCCATTCCGGCGTTGACCTTCTGCAAGATCGCCGCCGCGCCGCTCATGTCGGCGTCCTCGTCCGCCAGCCGGTCGGCAAGGCCCAGTTCGACGCAGCGCTCTGCGGTCAGCCACGTCTCCGCGTCCATCATCCGAACCAGCTCATCCTCCGGCAGCTTGTCGCCCGCCTTTTGCAGGTAGGCCTGACGGCCCGCGGTGTTGATCACGTCCAGGTCGTCCGCCGCCTTCCGCAGCTCCGCGGCGTTGCCGCAAGCAAACATCCACATATTGTGGATCATCATCAGCGTGTTGCGAGGCATGATCACTTCGTCGCCCGCCATGGCGATTACCGAGGCGATGGAGCAAGCGAAGCCGTCCACGTGCACTACCTTACGCGCCTGATGGCGCTTCAGCTGGTTGTAGATAGCCGTGCCCTCGAACACGTCTCCGCCGTAGCTGTTGACGTAGATGTCGATGCGCTCCGCGTTCGGGTACTTAGCCAGTTCCTCCCGGAAATGCTGGGTGCTGTTCTCGCTTTGGACGTAACGACAGTTCTCCATGTCCAGCGTCATGCTCTCTACGTCTCCGTAGATGTAGAGCTCCAGCCCGCCGCCGCTGGCGGCCTGCTTCAGCTCCCAAAGTTTTGCTTTCATTTGTTGCCTCCCTTCGCGCCGCTGACAGAGGTGACGGACTCGCTCAGCGGCGCAATATTTTTGGTGAGAAAGTGTTCATCCGCCCAGGGCTCCGGGATGGTAGGCAGTCCAGCCGCCCGAAGGATGTCGTTGACGGTAAACACCACCGAGCCCACCAGCTTTTCCACGTTGGTGGCATTATTGAACATGTCAAAGTGCCGGATGCCGCTGGTGTCGATGCGAAGATAGTCGCCCGCCCGCATTCGGTCATAGCCGTAGCGCTTGCGGTTGATCTCCTCCTGGAGCTGGTCGCAAATGGGGTCGATGCAGCCGGTCAGGAAACGCCCCTGGGCGTCCTCTGTCCCCTGGATGCTGCCGTCCACAAGCACAGCGGGGATTTGCAGGGCCTTTGCCGTAAAGCCAAGCACATCCTTCATCTGCGCTTGAATGTCCGCCAGCTCCACGCCGGACTTCCCGCCTTCGTTGGTATAGGCGTAGCCGTCGAACTCCGGCAGGATCGCGCCGCTGGAGTCCAGGAAGGTCTTCACCTGCTGCTCGATCATCTGCGAGAACTTTTCCGTGAAGTCCTCCGCGCCGGAGGCCAGCTGGCCCACATGAACCTTCCAATGCTGGCCTTTGTCCCACTCATACCGCTTCATGGCGGCGGTGATCAGGCGGCAGTAGGATGTATACAGGCCATCCAGCACCGGCTTGATGTTTACATGATTTAGCCGGAGATGCAGCACATCGCGCTCTCGGAAAGTCTTTTCGTAGCTTACATCGCCCACTTGCACATCGGTGTACTCGTTCTGCTTGCTGGGGTAGCAGCCGTTAAGCATATAGCTGTCCGCCACCACCAGGGCGTCGTAGCCTTCCCGCTGGCGGGTGCTAATGACAAGGCATTCGCCGTCCGTCAGCAGCTTGGTCACCAGTTTATGCAGGAACGCCGTGGAGTTTTGGTTTGCATTGGGCTCAACATTCCACAGGTAATGTTCGCGCTCCCGAATTTCTTTGCCATCCCGGAAGGTACGGAACTCGCACCGCCCCACGGCATTGGCGATCATGTTCGCGCAGATCCAAAAGCTCATGTCCCGCAGCTGGAACTCCTGCGCCGCTGCCAACAGCTCCCGGCACGATACCTCCACCGTAGTGGGCGACCGGGCCTTCCCGCCGGAAAGCCAATCCCAAAATTTGATACCCATGCACACCTCCTATAGTTTGATCGCCCCGATGGGCGGCAGCTTGACCGGCTCACCCGATCCCAGCACCGGCTCTTCCGTCATAGATGCCGCCAGCGCCATAAAGGGGTCAGTCTTTCGACTTTTCGGCTCAATTTTTGCGTAGTAAAAATTTCCCGTGTTCGTCCCAGCCCGCTGGCCACTGCGTACCCGCTTGGTGTTGTTCACCGCCCAGCGCAGAGGCGGATTGTCGCCCCAAGTAAACAACTCCCGGTCAAAGCACTCCTGGATCACCGGGTCAACCTGCATGATGTCGCTGGGTCTGACCAGCTTCACGCGGGTCTTGTCCTTGGCGTCAAAGCCAATCGCCCGCATCGCGTCTCCAACCAGCGTCCAGCGGAAGTGATCCATGGCCAGTTTCACAATGTTGTAGCGCCGCCCCATTTCCAGCAGATAGCCCGCCAGGAGCTTGGGGTCGATGCTCACATCATCCACCACCGTCAGATGCCCCGCCTCGGCCCACGCCCGCCAGGGCGCGACCACCCGGTGCAGGGTCTTGCTTTGCAGGCATACCCACGAGTGGCTGATGTCAAACCGCTGCGCTCCGATGCGAAAGTGCAGGTTCACGCTGGCCCAGTCGCTGATCTCTGCGTAGTCGATGCCTGCCACGCAGGACTTGCCCCGCAGCTCCGGCAGCGGACGGTTAGTGGCCTGCACCTTGGCGTAGTCCGTCACGCTGATCTCCAGCTGTCCGGCACGGATGCCCATCCGCTTCGTCAGGAAGTCCCCGTTCTGCTCCGGGTGCTCCAGCCAGTCCTTGTACTCGTCCGCCACTTCTTGCTGGAGGTGCGGCGAGTACGCCAGGGATGGGTTAGCCATATACCAGTTCTCCGGGTCGTGCACCTGCTCCCGGTTTTCCAGGCAGCAGATGAATGGCAGGAAGCCGCCGTCGTCCTCACCCTCAAACAAGATCCTCCGGCCCTGCGCCAGGAAGTCGTCCAGCGGCCCGTCCGACACGTCACCGTTTGAGGTAAACATCCCGATGCGGGGCTGGGCCACCTTGCCCAGGCCAGTGACAAAGACCTTGTAGTTGTTATAATTCTCGTAGGCGTGAACCTCGTTGAAGATCACCTTGCCGGAGCGCATACCGTCCCGGCCCTTGGGGTTGTTGGTGCGGCCCTTCATCACGCCCTTGTTCTTCAGGCCCTGCACCATCTCTTTGGTGTGGTAGTAATGCTTGCCGAGCTTCGCCTCCCACCTGGGGGACTCCAGCACGTCCGAGAGATCCTTTACCGGCGTCACCGCCTGCTCCTCGTTGTTGGCGCACACGTCCACGTTGTAGCGCTTCACAGGGTTATAGGGCGACAGTGCGCAGGCCGAGTCGAACGCGATGAAGCCGTCCTTGCCCGCTCCGCGGCCCACCATACACAGCAGCTTCTTCCACCTGGGCTGGCCGTCGGCCCGATACGTGCAGTCCCACAGCGCCAGCAGAAATTCCTCCCAGGGGAAAAGCCGGTCGTAAGGGAAATACTTCAACAGACTTAGATACCGGTGCAGCTGCTCCGTGTCCACGCGGAGATCTTCCTCGGCAAACACGCGGCGGATCAGCGCTGCCAGCGCGTGCTGCTCCGGGCAGGCACGAGGCGTGTCCGCCTCCACCAGCTCGATATACCGCAGCACCTCCGCCGGAATGTCACAACTCATCGTCGTCATCCCGCTGGCCGGAAGCCAGCGCGTCTTCCTTAAAGCCCAGCGTGGCGAAGATCGCCAGCATCTGCCGGGATACCTGGATCTCCAGCGACACGCTGCGGTTCTCCATCAGCCGTCCCCGGTCGTCCGTGACGGTCAGACCGCGCCGGGCGATGTCGTCCCGCAGCTCCTGCCGCCGCACCCAAAAGTCCATATACTCCTGCACCTTGTCGCGGTACACATCTTCGCCCAGGCTTCGGGCAGCCAGGTTATCCAGCATGGACTGTCGGAGCTCCCGGTATTCCCGCCGGCGTTCGTACGCTGGCCGCTTCTCATTCGCCATACCTAGCCACTCCTTTCTGTGCCCAATTTGGACACCGACCTCTGCGGCTTTGCGGGACGGGCGGACGAGCCGCCCACCCCTGAGGGGAAAGAGAATATGGCTGGGGCACGGCGCGCCCCGCAAAACCGCAGATTTGTCAAAATTGCCTGGCGATCCTCGCGTCTGCGCGCTGCGCGGCAACGCGCAGACGCGGAAATCGCTAGATTGTCTTGGACCCCCGCGAGTAGCGCGTAGGGCGCGGAGGTCGTTTTTCCGAAGGGGGGGGTCAATCCCACCGCTCCGCCGTCAGCGGCGGTGCACCAGGCGCATATTGCCGCTGGCTCTCCGGGTGCAACGCCTCGTGGCAGCCCTTGCACACAGCCTCCAGCTGCCGCCGCTCTCCGTCGTAGACGGACAGGGCCAGCTCCGGCGCGTCCCTCAGATGCCGCACGTGGTGGACGATGACCGCCCGTGAGTACACGCCGCGCCGCTTGCACTCCTGACACTCGCAGTTGTCCAGCTTCAGCACCTCCCGGCGCAACCGCCGCCACTCCGGCCAGGAATAAAACGCGTGCTCATCACCAGCGTCCAGCAGCCCGCGCAGCTCCGCCAAACGACCCTCAGATATGCCCATAGCCCCTCCTGGTCACGGCCTCCGGCGATACGGCTCGCGGCTATCACCTCGCGGCAAAACAAAAACGCCGGAGCCCATGACGCAGCACCAACTCGTGGTGTCTACTCATGGGCTCCGGCGTTCAACGCTCCGGCCTCTCGCTCGATATGCAGGATGATCTCCGTTTTGCAGTCCCGGCAGTACACTGGCAGCTTCGCAGCCACCGTGCCAGGAAGAACTCGCAGGAAGTGTCGGTTGCGTCCGCACCTGGGACAGGTCAACCAGCCATCCGTCCTTGGGGACATTGTACCGTATTCTGATGTTATTCGCAAGCGGTTTCGCCTCACTTTCTTAGTTTGTCACTAAATATTCATAAGATTTCAAGTAAATAGGAAGTAGTTCTATTGTAATCTTCTTATATACCTACCTTAGATTTAAAATAAAAGCACTAACTTCCAGCGACCAAGTATCGGCAATAGCCGAACACACCCCACCCGGTCAGCTTCGGCACGTCGTCCGCCGGGAGCAGAGCAGCACCCGGCGGCGGACGAACAGCGCCGCTGACAGATGCGCCAATGCGAGGCCGAGGGATATGCTTCCCAAGCGCCTGAGAACAGCCCCACGGATGCCGCCCCACTTCGGGCACTTCCTTTGTAAAGTACCGCGCCAAACCGCGGTAGCCCGCCACAAAGTCGGGATCGTAGTCCCGGCGCTCCAGTACCCGCTCCCGCGTCCACACCTCTGCCTCAATGTTACCACGCCCGCTCCAGGCCCAGGAGACTTCCTCCGCCGTGAAGTCGCTGCCGCGGAGAAAAACGTGGATGTGCCACCGTTTGTTGCCGTGCAGCCCCTCAATGCGATAGACATAGTAGTCAACAGGAGATCCTCTGCATCGTCGGAGCTTTCGCATAAACGCCTTCCACGCCTTGACCGCTTCGGCGCGGCTTACCGGGAGATGCGCGTCATCAAACGTCAGCGTCCAAAAAACGCCGTCATACTTAAACAGCGCCAACCGCAACTCCAGCTTGTCAACACTGGTGCGGCTCAGGGCCGGGCCACAGCGTCGCCGCGTGGCCTCCGGCCCATAAAGTCGCAGGTATCGGTAGTTGTCGGTGACCATGACTTTCTCAAGGTCGCCCGCCCGCTGCCTGACAACGACGTAGGACTTCTCGCCCGCCGTCACGTTATCTCCTCCATCAAGCCCGTGACCCGGTCACGGGCCTCGATCAACTCCACCGCCAGTAGGATCGCGTTATAGACCTTGGCCGGGATATTTGTCTCAGGGTCGGCCAAAAACTCCCGCAGTGTGTCAATAGGCCGTTCGCATAGCTTCACGTCAATTCCACCTCCACGTCATATTCTTTCAGCATTTGCCGGATGTCCGGCCAGGTAATATAGCCGCCAGCTACGCACTCGGCAGCATGGTTCAACTCCGCGGCCAGCTGCTGCACGTCGTCCATGGGCGCGGCGTGCTTGTCGATGAGCACGTAGAGCATCAGCTCAATGCCCCGGTTCAGCCCCTCCACGATGCCCGCGTCATAGGCCGCGTTTACGTCCTGCTGGGTGCGCGGGATGCGGCGTGGGTTCACATTAGCCGCCATCCTTATACACCATCACTTCCTGCCGGCCCACCGCGCCGGTGAGTTGCTCCAGCCGTTCAGCAGCGACCCGCATAATACGGCAGCCGCGAACAGAGCAGTTATGCTCATAACCACAGCCCAAACAAGCAATGCTCCCGGTCTGCACCTTCAGCCGCCGCAGCGCGGCAATCAGATCTTCGTCACGCATGCTCAGTTTCCCCTTTCTTCATCGCCTCCAGCGTTTTCTCCGCCTCCTCGCGGGTTAGGAAAATCGTTTTTCCTATGGAACTTTCCACGCATGAGCAGAACGGGTACGTTTCAATGTCCCACCGCCCCTGTATTGCGAAGTATTTCATGCTCCCAACTCGGTGCTCAAAGATTTCTCCGGCAAACACTCTGTATAATTTATCGCCCACCTTGCACGGCAGCACTACCAGCCGTCCGTCCTTGTTGGCCTCGGCCAGCTCTTTCATCCTGTCTACATCAACGCCGTTGAACAGCGACGCAATCTCCTGCATCACCGCGATCTCCTTGGCATACCGGGCGCAGCGGTCGATCAGCTCCTCAATCTTAGTTGCTGCGTCCATGGCGATGCGATCACAATCGCAGCCTACATAATCATTGCCGTCGATCAACTCGTTCTTGCCAAACTCGCAAGCGAAGCACCTAAGACTTCCGACAGGCGGCGTGGCTGAGCACCGCAGCGCAGCCACCAGATCAGTCGTCTTTACCATCCTTATCCACTCCTTTCTTCCGCTCCATCTTATCCAGCGCGGCGGCCACAGACCGCCACACCGCCACCGGGAAGCGTTCCCGGTTTAGCATTCTGCCCAGCATCTCCGGGGTGACAGCCTTGCCGTCCACCGGCGCACATAACTCCGCCAGCGGTGTAAAGCTGACCAGCCCAGCTCCGCGCCCACGATACGCTTCCAACCGCGCCAGCGTCGCCCGCTTAAGCTCCGCAGCCTCTGCCGCTCCGCCTCGCGGGGCAGCGGACGGCGCGGCGGATTTTACAGGCTCAGGGGGGGGCGTTGGCCGCTCACACACCACCGGCACATCGCTCACTGCCAACAAGGCCCGGCAGGAGAGCACCAGCAGCTCAATCTCGTCATAGCCGCTGTCCATACCCCGATCCACCGTGCGGCGGAGATACTCCCCTAGCGCCCGGCACTGCTGCACCGTCAGGTCAACTCTCGTCACGCTGCCGCCCCCCCTCATCAGACATTCCACACTGGCGCTTCAGCTCTGTGATGTCTACACAGCCAGCTACGCCGTCGAACTTCCGTTCCGTTGACCACATCGGAGAGTCCTTGTGGTTGATAGCCACGAGGATACAGCTCTTAAACGCCTGCCGGATACGGGGAGGCGCGCTGGTATATATTGCCGAGATGATCTCACAGCAGTCCACCGCCAGGGTCATCGCGTTGCCCTGCGCCTCAAGGACAGTCTCACCATTCTTGGTTCTGTCGCATTTGATCATTTTTATTCCTCCTCATTCTCCACCGGCGGCAGCGCCAGCCACCGCACTACCTCTGCGTCTATCTCAGCGCCGCCCTCGCGGAAGCGGAACGATGATCCGTCCCACTGGCACACCTTCCGCACGACTGCCTTCCTCCCTCGAACATCCTCGCCCACGACAAAATCCGCGACCACGTCGCACGGATCGCCCGGCGAGATGCCGCCGGGCATCCACGTGGCCAGCGCGCCCTGACCGGGCTCTGTGGCCACGGGCTTGAGCTCGTCCGTCAGACCCAACAGGTAGTCCACGGAGCAGTGCAACGCCTTGGCATTTTTTGCGGCATCCCTAGCTTTCCACGGCAAGACGTCTCCACCGTAGCGGTCGACCTCGCCATCGGGCGCTGTCCCATCGCTAAGCGCCCTCAAACGCCCGACAGTAACGCTTCCGCAGTAGTCACAAGACAATTTCACGTCGTCGCTCAGGCCTGCCGCGTCTGCCGCCCGGACAATGCGCCGCGCCTGCGCGCACACCCTGGCGGCAGCCTCGCTCTGCGCCTTCGCCGCAGCGGCAGCATCGGATGCTTTCTTCTTTAGACTTCTCGTACTTTTCCCGGGCCTTGCTGCACATCTCCGCGCAAGCAGCGCCGCAGTAGCCCGCAGGATCATGCGCTCCGCCGGAGCGACACTTCAGGCAGCATTTCTCGCCGCCGCAAGTCGCCCAGCTGTTCGCCTTGAGGTCATGCCGAAAGAACTTATCCATGTGCGTACAGGCCGCGCCGCCGGGGCACTTAAAGGAGGCGGTCAGGTATTCCCCGCGCTTGACCGTATCGCGGATATTCCTGGCGCTGGGCGTAGTCTTAGGGCAAAGCCGCTTGATGCGCTCCTGCGTAGCCTCCGGCAGACTGGACAGCGCGTCCGCCGTGTCCTCCGGCAGCGTTCCGGCCTTCCATGCGTCCCGGTAGCATGATGCCAGCCCTTTCTCGATCTTTTCCAGTCTCGCCAGCTTACTCTTGCTGATGTTGCAGGCCTCCGCTACATGATCCCGCATACGCCCCGGAAACTCAAAGCCCTCCTCCTTCAGCTGGTAGAGCAACTCCCGCACCTTCTCGGCCTGTTGGGCAATCTCCGCAGAACTCAGCCGCCTGGTGGCACTGTTGGCGTAGATCAAGCGCAGCTCCCGCAGGGCCGGGGACGCATCGTCATGCTCCCGGATGCACGGAACTTCCCGCAGGTCAGCCCGACCATCCTCCAGCAGCAGGCGGATAGCCGCCGCCCGGCGGTGGCCCGACACGATCACCATGTGGCCATTCTCGCCATCGCGTACCAGGATGGGTTGCTGGAGGCCGATGGTGGCGATGCTGTCAGCTAATTCGGGGATGTCGTTCAGGCGGTAAAAGTTGTGCGGGTCACTGTCCAGCAGGTCGATGTCTATGTACTCGATCTGCGCCCGTTCCGTGCCCGACTCGGACACCGGCTGGGCCAGCGCCTTGGCAAAATCGCCCATGTCAAACTTTTTGGCCATCGTCTCTAACCTCCTCGTGCAAATATTCCCGCACCCACGCCCGGTAGTCCAGGGACGCCGCGCTGCGCGGGCTGTAATCCATCACGGGCCGCCGCATAAAGGTACTCTCCGGCAGCCGCTCCGTGCGGCGGATCACTGTGTTAAACACCGGCCAGCGCTGGCGCAGCAGCGCCTCGCCCTGCCGCACCGCCTCGCTGTTGTGCCACTGGCAGATCAGTATCCCGGCGATCTTGATAGCGGCATTGGCCTGCCGCATACTGGCGACCTGGGCGACCATGTCTCCCACGCCCATCAGCGAGAAGCCATCCACGACAGTAGGGATCACCACCTCGTCCGCGACCATCAGGGCGGCGCAGCTTGCCGCAGTAAAGCCGGGAGGGCAATCGAAGATCATGTAGTCCACGCCGTCCTCCGCCGCCGCGTCGCGAAAGTCCCGGAGAGAGTGGATGCTGTGGATGCTGCTCTTGAGCGCCTTAACGTCCAGCTCATAGAGCGTGCTCGATCCGGGCAGCAGCTGTATACGCCCCAGGGCGTCCTGCGGGATGGTGTTGTCGCTCCACACCGCCTCCGAGCAGCCCAGCAGCACGTCCGCCACGCTGGGCGCGTTGTCGAGGTCAAAATCCGGCAAGCAAAACCGCGTCAGGCTCATCTGACCGTCGCAGTCAACGAGCACAGAAGTCTTCCCGGCGCGGCGCAGCACGTCGCCCAAAGTGAGGGCGGTTACGGTTTTGCCCACGCCGCCCTTCAAATTCATAATTGCTATCGTCCTCACAGTTTCGTACCTCTTTCCTCATCGTTCTGTTGACCGGGACGCACTCCCGGTACGTGTAAAATCCCGTCCGCCGCTCCACGACGGCGAACCGGCCTTTTGGATGCACCCACACCACGATCCCCGGCACGCTGGGCGCTTTCAGCTCCGCCTCCTTCGCGTACCGCAGGACAAAGGGGATGAACATCACCTTGTCGCCTATCTGCACATCATTTCTCCTTTTCCGGCCACGGGCAGTCCGGGTCTCGCGAACTGATCTCACGCAGTCCGATCTGCCCCGGCGACTGCGCCCGTGCCTTCGTCTTTTGAGCTTTCCCGGCAGAGGTGAAATGCCGTAAGACAGACTGCCCATCCGGCCCGGTCATCACGCTGAACCGCTGGTGAGCACCGTCGAAGAACATGGGCCAGCGGCCCAGGCGGCCCTCTTTCTGCTTGTCGATCTTCAGCATTCTCGACTTCGCCGGATCGAGCGGCTCATCCAGCCACGGCACGCGATCCTTCGGGCCGGGCTTGTAGAGCAGCATGACCATATCCGCGTCCTGTTCCAGCTGTCCCGTCTCCTTTAGGTCGTGCATGGTCGGCTCTTTCCACCCGCCCTGCTTCTGCGGGCGGGCCAGCTGCGCCAGCTCCACCACCAGCGTCCCGCTGGACTGGGCGAAGGTGTGCAGCGACATGGAGATAGCGGCCACCGCCTGCACCGATCCGGCCCGAGGGTCGGTCTCCGGCCTGACCAGCTGAACATAGTCCACGAAGATCACGTCAAATCCGTAGGCCTTGCTCACCGCCTGTATCTGCGTGGCAGTCATGCCGCTGCCCCGCAGCAGCGTCAACCGCCGCGCCGTGAACTCCTGGCCGCCCTCGGCCACCGTCTGCCAATCGGCCTCCGTCATCTGCTGACGCTTGACGACGTTGAAGTCCAAGCCAAGCACTGTGGACACCAGGCGCTCCGTCAGCTTTTTCTGCCCCGTCTCAAGTGAGAAAAACCCCACGTTGCGGGTCTTAGCCATGTGATAAGCTAGCGCCAGCGCGAAGGCCGTCTTGCCGCTGGAGGGCTCACCGCCGATGACAACCACGTCCCCCGGCTCGGTGTACGTGCCCTCGTCAAGCTCCTGGATGCCGTAGCTAATGTACTCCCGCTTCTCGTCGCTACCCTGGGCCGCCATGAAGTACTGGTATGCGTCCTTCATGCTCCAGGCGTCCACGCCCTGGCCGGTGCTCATCAGCTCGCCCAGCGCCGCAATGCGCTCCCGGCAGTCGTCCACGTTGACAGCTCCAGCCAGCTCCGCCGCGATAGCCCGGATGCGCTCCAGCGCTGCCTGCTGGCGGACGATCTCCGCGTACTCCCGCCAGTTGGCGCTGGTGGGCGTGATCTCCATCAACTGGATCAACCGCTCCTCGATGCCCTGTCCCAGCTTGTCCCGGATCGTGACCGGGTCTACCGGCAAACCGTCCAGCATCAGCGCCCGCGCCGCCTGGAAGATCCTCCGATTGTCCAGGTTGCAGATGTCCGAGGCGTTCACCGCCGCCAAAATGGGCGACACGGTAGTCTCGTCAATGAGCATCGCGCCGATGACGGCGTTCTCCGCGGTCAGGCGACCCGCCAGGCTGTTGTCAGCCGCTACAGATGCCATCCGTACACCACCTCCCCGCCGCCGTCAGGCCCGTCAGGGATGTCCAGCTCGTCCGCGTCATGCCACCGCTCTCCGTTCAGCCACGTGGCCACGTGGGGGATGCCGATGTCGCGCTGCCACTCCTCCGTGGCCTTCAGCTTCGTCAGCGCCCGCGCCATAATGTCGATCAGCGCGTCGTCCGGCTTCAGCTTGTCCCACGCCTGGATGGCCCGCTGCTTGTTCTTCCGCCCATTGGAGGGGTAATAGCTCCACAGACCCGCGAAGCGCTCCGGCTTCCAGTCCGGCCCATCCTTGTGCACACGTGTTTTGCACACTTTTTCCCCCTGGGGGGTAAGGGGGGTATTATTAATTATATTATTCCTGTTATATTGTGGGGGTGTAGACAATTTTGCGGAGACCCCTAGACAATTTTGCGGAGACACCCCCTCCGCAAAATTGCGGAGACCCCCCGGATACACACCGGCGTAGATGCGCCGCGTCGCACCTGTCCCGGAGGCCACCATGTCCGTGTCTATGTAACCTCCGTCCCGGAGCGCAGACACCAGCCGTGTCACGGATTTTGCCGACCAGCCAAAAAGCTCCGCGAAGTACTCGTTGCCCGCCCAACAGAAGCCCTCCCGGTTGCACAAAGCGCTAATCTCGCCGTACAGCAGTTTGGCGTTGGGCGGCAGCTTGTCATCGTAGCGCACGTCGGCGGGGATCACGGCCCAGTAGGCCGGTTGCTCAATTTTTTTTGCCAAATTTCTCTCGCCTCCCCTTGCGAACGTCAAAATATCTGTTATACTGGTATTGTTCTCACAGGGCATTGTGCCTTGTACCAGCTGAACGCTTCCGTGCTCCACCACGGGAGCGTTCTTTTTTTGCGCATTTTCCGCAGCTGTCCACCAGCCGGACGACCGCCGCCGCGCCAGCCGCCGCACAGGCGTACTGCACGACCATGACCCACAGCTCCATGACCTCACCTCCCTTCAATTAACCTGGCACTTCAAACCTGTCTAAGAGCTCTGCGTAGCATTCCTGGCAAAGATACCCCATCACCTTGGGGACGCCGCTACCTGTTCGATGGAGAATACATTCGCTCATGCGCTTCAATCCCTCCCTTCCACATTCCATGCAGCGGCAAATATATCTCTCGTCCCCATAGACGAGATCGCGGTCTCGATCGTAATATCCCATAGCTCAACAGGCCTTCGCCCACAGGGCGAATAGCTCGTCCACCGGGATGCGCGTCACCCTCGCCAGCGCCGCGATCTCCTTGCCGGAGCAGCTGGGCAGATCCTTGATGCGGGCGTAAATGGTGCTGCGGCTCATGCCCGCGGCCCTCGCCGCCCCATCCAGGCCGCCGTGGATGGCATAGGCCTGCGACTTGATGCGGATGGCCATGTCCTTGGCCGCGTCCGTTTTCGCGCTCAACCTCGTCCTCGGCATGGTCACACCTCCTTCGCGTATTCCAACGCCAGCGCCGCCTGTACGATGTCTCCCAGCTCCGTGGTGATCTCGTCGAACAGAGCCCTCTCGCCCTCGCTGATGACTCCGTCCTCGGCGATCTCCATTAGCTGGTCGCTGCGGTGAGCCTCAGCGAAGGCCATGACCCGCCGCACCAGCTTGATCACCGCCATCGGCAGCGGCTCAGGCTTCGCCATCATCACGCACTCCGGCAGCAGCCAGGGCTTGCACTGCAAGTGCTGCGCCCCAAGATACTGCGCGTCATAGACCGCCATCATCCGCGTGACCACGTCGTCGCCCGGCAGCCGCAGGCCCGTCTCGTAGGCCCTCATACTCTCCACGCTTACCGCCAAACGCTCCGCTGCCGCTTCCTGCGTCAGTCCGGCAGCTTTTCGGGCGGCCTGATAGATATTTCCGTTGTCCCTCGGCATGGACAACACCCTCCCTTCTCTCGTATAATTTAGCTGGCAGCGTCGGCCAGCAGCTCCGCCTCGGTGCAGCCCAGCAGTTCGCACAGCGCGGGGCGGTACTTCCGCAGCGGCGTGCTGTCGCCGGTCTCCCACTTCGTCACCGCCGATCTGTCCACGTTGAGCTTGTCAGCCACCTGCGCCTGGGTCAGGCCGCGCCGCTCCCGCAGCTCCTTCATCGACACGCAACCCACTCCTTTCTGTTTTGTGAATTTTCACCTTGACCCCGGCGAAAACGGGTGGTATGATAGTCATGTCAGCAACCAAACACACCACCCGTTTCCTCGTCCGATGATACTTTTCGGGAGGAATACTCGCCGGGGGAAGACGAGTTGTGTCCAACTCAGGCGCAGAGATAAGAGGGGGTAATCGGATGGAAAATGAGAACCGCATCACCGCCGGCGATGCCGAAGTCCTGAAGTACTTCCGAGAACACAGCCCCGCGTCAGCTTCAGACGCTAAAAAAGCACTCCCGGACACAGGCGCTGTCGATCATCGCATCGCCGCGTTGTCCAAGCCAGATGTCCGCTTTCTGACCGAAGACATGGATACCGACCTGTCGGGAACACGCGAGCTTCACCGGGGTCTCGGAGTCTACCGCATCACGCCCAAGGGCGAGATGGCACTGGACGACTACCTCACGGAGCAAAGGCGGCATCAAAAAGAGCTTTTACTGAAAAGCGTGTGGATGCCCATTCTTGTGTCTATAGCAGCCAATCTAACAATAGCCGGAATACGACAGTTGTGGCCGCTGATACAGCAATGGTTATTCCATACTCCCGCATAAACTCTCGCCATCGTCGCATCTTCTCACCTCCCTCTTGCTCTTACCTGAGGGACAAGTTAATCATAAATTCGTAATCACGAAATGTCAAGTCGTATTTTTGTAATTACAAATAATTGTCACTTTGCATAAATCTATGTAGTATGAGGTCATCATGGACAAGGAGCTTTTTGTGCAGAATATCAAGACGCGTTGTGCCGCAAAAGGTGTCAAGCCCACGGTGGCGTGCCGCGAAGCTGGAGTTGGCGTAAGTTTCATAAATGATATTGAGCGAGGCCAAACGCCGTCCGTGGCAAAGGTGCAGATGCTGGCCCAGTACCTGGGCTGTACCGTCAGCGACCTGCTGGGCGAAGATCCTGCGCCGCCCGATCCCGTGCGGGATGAATTTGCCCGCCTGTTGGATGGCATGACCGCCGAACAGCGGAACGAACTCTTTGCCTTCATGCTCCGTCAGAAGCGCGAGCGGGAAAAGTAAAGCGGCGTCCGAATTGGACACCGTTTTATGCCACCTCTTCATTTTTGATTTTCCGTGCGGCTTCCAGCGCAGCCCTCTGCCCGTCGCTGTCCAGGCTGTCAAATATCTCCAGTATCTCGCCCCTTCGTTCTTCATCCATCACTCTTCCCCTTTCTGTTTATGCTTACAGCTTAACAGATAGGGCAAAAATGTCCAGCATCCCACGCGAAAAGTGCTGTCGGAAAGTGAAAAAATTGTCGTATTCCGACAATTTTGACATAAACTGGATTTTTGAGGAGGCGTATCATGTCTGCACTTGATGACCTATCCGATGAGATTTCTGCGTACCCTAACGCCATTCGCGTCGCCCGAGCCAAGGCCGGCATAAGCAACGAACAGTTGGCTGAGCTCTCGGGCGTTCCGTACTCCACAGTGTGCAAGGTGCAATCCGGCCTGCAGAACATCACCCTGCCGCAGGCGGCTGCCATCTACGCCACCCTGGGCATATCGCTGGACGCGCTGATCGGCCTGCCGGACACGCGCCGCGCTGCGGCAAATACCCATAAAATGGAGCTAAAGCTCTCCGACAAAGAAGGTGATGTCCGGGTGCTGGAGGCGGTCAACAAGATGCTTACATTGCAGCTCAAGCGGCTCAGATCGTGCCTGTATGTCACCATGGTGCTCTGTGCCTTGCTGGCGGTTGGCCTGATTACGTACATAGTTATCGACGCCCGCATACCGTATGCGGGATTTATACGATCCACCGGCCTCAGCGGCGGAGCGTGGCTGTTCATCCTTTTGGTCGTCGCAGCAGCGGTCGTCATGGGCGTCTTCCTGCTAAGATTGTCAACAAAATATACAGAAAATCACACAGAAAGGGGCAAAACATGAAGAAGATTATTGCAACCATCTTGGCGGTCGTATTGGCGCTATCACTGTGCGCCTGCGGTGAAGGCGGAGGTAATGCACCAGCTGTCGATGAACCCGCAGCGCCGCCGGACCTGACGGGTGAATGGAAACAAATCAACAGCAATTCCGACGACGCATGGCAGGCCGCTATAATTACTGGGGATACCATTACGATCAATTGGGTTACTGATGGAGGGGACGTTAAAAGTCTGTACTGGGCAGGCACGTTTACCGCTCCCGCTACGGCAGACGAACCATATTCCTGGGACTCTGCGAACGATAAGGATCAAACAAGCAAAGCCCTTTTGGCAAGCGGGGATGACACCAAAACTTTTACCTACGCCGATGGGCAGTTAAGCTATGAAGCCTCCGCGCTGGGTACGACCATGACCATCAGAATGGAGAAGGTCGGTTAATAGCTGCTTAAAGGCCGTGCCCAAGTCGGGCACGGCCTTTCCCTGGGAGAGTGACGTATGATCTGCAAAAACAAAGGCTGCGCCCGCGAAATCGATGCCGACAGTGTCTATTGCAAGTGGTGCGGCACACGCCAGGTGCGGGAAAGAAAGACGAAGGACACCGCGCCCACAGCGCGGCAGCTGCCCAGCGGGTCGTGGACGTGCCGCGTCCGCGTGGATGGGCGGGACGTGTCTATCACGCGCCCCACCAAAGCCGAGGCGCAGGCCGAAGCTATGGCCATCAAGCACGGCCTCAAAGCCCCGGACACGCCGGAGATCAATCTCACCCTGGGCGAGGCCATAGACCGCTATATCGAGATGCGGGAGGGCATCCTCTCTCCGTCCACCGTGGCCGGCTACAAGCGCATCCGCAAGAATGCCTTTCCTGCGCTCATGGGGCAAAAGCTCTCTGCGCTGTCGCACGAGCGCGTCCAACGCGCCGTGAATGCTATGGCGGGCAGCTCCTCCCCGAAGTCTGTCCGCAACGCCTACGGCCTCCTGAGCGCCGCCGTGGGCGAGTTTGCTCCCGACATATCGCTGCACGTGACCCTCCCTCAGAAGATCCGCGCAGAGATCGTTCTGCCCAGCGAGGACGACATTAAGGCCATCGCCGCTGCGGTGGCCGGCAAGTGGGTGGAGCTCCCTGTCCTGCTGGCTATGTGCCTGGGCCTCCGAATGTCGGAGATCCGTGGCCTCACCCGCGACTGCATCAATGGCAGCGTTCTCCATGTCAAGCAGGCTCTCGTGGACGAGGGCGAAAAAGCACCGAAGACGTACAACTCCGACCGCTATCTCACCGTCCCCGCTCATATCCTATCGCTGATCAGCGCTATCCCCGCGGATCAGGAGTACCTTTGCCCCCAGGGTCGCCGTGCCATCTACTACGCCTTTACCTCGGCCTGCGAAAGGGCGGGCATTAAGCACTACCGCTTCCACGACCTGAGGCACGTCAACGCTTCCGTGATGCTCAAGCTGGGCGTCCCGGACAAGTATGCCATGGAGCGCATGGGGCACGCCACGAACAATATGCTCAAAACTGTTTACCAGCACACCATGCCCGCCGAACGGGTCAAGGTGGACGAGGAGATCAACGAATACTTTTCCGCCATGTGGCAACAAAATGACAACGGAAAACTGAAAAACGACGGTATATAGCCACTTATGCGGCGTTTCAACCGGGGTTCGAATCCCCGACGAGGCACCAAAAAAGGAAGATACCTTTTGGTATCTTCCTTTTTTGCCGTCTTGCCTCCGGGGAGTCGAAGTTTATGCCCTTTAGGGTAAATCCCCGACGAGGCACCAGAAAAGAAAGACGCCGTTCGGCGTCTTTCTTTTCTGCTGTTTTGTCTCCGGGGAGTCGAAGTTTATGCCCTTTAGGGTAAATCCCCGACGAGGCACCAAAAGAGAGCCACCCAAAGGGTGGCTCTCTTTTGGTGCTGCTGATTTTTGCTCCGCAAAAATCAGGGCCGCCGTTGGCGGCCTTTGATTGAACGCGCAAGGGAAACCCGACAAAGGTTTCCCTTGCACACATTCCTTTCCTTGCGGTATGGAGGAGTGCCGCTCGCAGGGGTGGGGTTCTACCCTGCCCCTATACTCTT